GCCTTGGATGCCTTGAATACCTTGTGTACCCTGTGCACCTTGGGCGCCATCAGCACCCGGCGTACCACCGCCACCACCAGTGCCAAGGCCAGTCCATGTAGTACCTTGGAAACCTTCAAACTGTTTAGTAACAGTATTATATCGCATATAACCTTCGCCCGGACTTGCATCTCTCTGTGCTGTAGTACCGGCAGGAACTTGTAAAGATCCAGTTTCAGAAGTACGAGGAGCGATAGCATCAAAGTTATCGTCCATCTCGTTATATGTCAGTGCGGAGCCCTTATCTCCTCTTTTTGTAATAGCCATTAGGTTGTTTCCCCTGTTGTAGGATCAAAGTACACGCCGACATATGAAGTAAATCCCGTTGAATTGGGTATGACTACAAAAGGATCGCCGTTCTCGTCTATTTCGACGTATCCTTCTGCCATATATGGCTGTGAAAAACTGTTGTAATTATTTATTCCCGGATTGTACTCAATATAATCATCTTCGCAATAAGCAAAGAGCTCCTCTTCTTCAGGAGTAAGTACTTCTGTAAATTGATATGTTTGCGCAATAAGAGCATCACGAGCTGGGCCAGCCGGTGTTTGTGCTATCTGAGCAAGTAACGTTGCATAATCTGGATTAGGCATTAATCACCATCCGCATATACTTTTGGAGATCCGGTGGCTGCAGCATTAGCTGGCCACGATCCATGTCCGCTTGTAGCATCACCTTTACGATGCACACCAATACCAGCAACAAACACTTTTCCAGATTTACCCACAGCACCATCTCCGCAGCTAGTAGATCCACCGGCTACGACTACAAGATCGCCTTGTGCATAAACTTTACCTTGAGGTGTTGATGTATATGGAGTTTTGTGAAAAGGGTTTGGTGTGGGCGAAGCGTGACCAATATGAAAATCGGAACCTTTTCTGACTACTTGTGGCATGTTGACCTCTTGAATGAATAAAAGGTAGAAGCCGACGAGACTCCTACCTTATATTTATTACGCGGCCTCTAGTAGCCTCGTTTTAGCGATGATATATTCTCTAACAAGACCTGAGCGGACAATGTCGTCAACTCCAAATCTTACAACATCAAAGCTTGGAATAGCATCAAGAACTTTTATGAAATCATGAAGTCCTGAAATATCTGCTCTGTTACGAGACTGTTGTAAGTCGTCCTGCTTAGTATCACCACAGAAAATGATCTTAGATGATTCTCCTACTCGAGTGATAATTGAATCGAGTTCGTGGTAAGTCATAGACTGACATTCGTCTACAATAATAATTGAATTGTCGAATGTAAGTCCTCTTACGAATGATGAGCTCATAAACTGCACCATTCCTTTAGATTTTAGAATCTGATATGCATCTCCTCTGTCGAATAAGTCGTTAGTAATATCGGTATATGGTTGTTCGAATACCGCTTCTTTTTGGGCTTTACTGCCCGGCATAAATCCTTGCTCGCGTGTTTGAACTGCAGATCTTATGACGACGACCTTTTCATACTCTCCTCTCTGTAGTACATCGCTAAGTGCTAAATACATAGCACACATTGTTTTACCTGTACCTGCTGTTCCAATGGCGGCTAGATTGTATCCTTGTTTGTAAGAATCAAATAAATCAGATTGAGCCGGCGTCAGTGGGTTTATCTTTCGCATCGAAAACTTTTGGTTTAAGATGCCAACCATATGATCCATTTCTCTTTCCAGTCTACGTTTCTCGCTTCGGGATAGTCTGCGCTTTTGTTTGGCCATGAAACCTCCTATTTAGGATAACGTTTAAAATGTATTAATGTTATCCTTCTTATGATGATGTTTAACGTTTCTTAGTACATCACGAAAACCGTCATCTGGCTTCTTCAAGCCAAGACGATGCGGATCACCAATCGCTGGAGCACCCGTTATTAGTTGTGTGAGGTGAGGATTATCTTGAACGTACTGATCACGTTCTGAAATTGACATTGTAATGTCGAACACTTCATTAGATTCATTATTTCTAAATGTGTACTTGGGCATTAATGCTCCTTAATATAAAAAAGGCAACCTTGCACAGAAGATCGCCTCATCGTTACATAATCAAGTTTGTTCCTGTGCTTACCTTTATTTATAATAGTATCATTAAACTCCAACGATAATATCATAAATTTCTTTCCAATTTTTAGCTCGGCGAGCTTCGCGTCCTTGGTTAAAAGGATGATCTACAAGGATACTATCTAGACCAAGTCTTTCGCCGAGCTGGTAATTTTCGTACTTATCTTCTATCCAAAAACAACCAGTACCACGATATGGTTCTAAAGCTTCGTCTTTATCGGCACCCGTATCCAAATAGGTAAAGCTTTCAAAGACTGTAGGACCAAACAGCTCATTAAGGTTTTTAGTACGAAGACGACCAGCATACGTATCGTTACTTAGTGAAGTGATTACTCGAAAAACGTAACCATGTTCTTCATGGAGCTTCTTTACGTACTTAATAGCATCTCGTAAAGGTGGAAGCTTGCGAATCCAAGCTGATTCGTTGAACATACGAACAATACGTTCTTTTTCAGCGATTGTTAAGTCATAACGTTTGTTTACGTCATATTCAGCTTCACCGCCTGGAAGCATTTCAAAATTGTGGCGTTCCATCCACTGAGTAAACGCGTAAGCCCAGTCAAGAAGAACTCCATCTGCATCTGTTAGTATTACTTTTTCATTTAGCATAGTATCTCACTTTATTTCATGTTATATTCTTATTATAGTAAAAAGGGGATTGAATGTCAACCCCCTTTTTTATTTTTATGCAAATTTAAATTTTGCTTGCGATTCAGAACACTTGTACATTTTGCCGTCAGTACCTTTGTAAACGAAAGGATACTTGTAAGAACGTGTGTTGTATTTAACAAGCTCTTCACCACGAGCATTTTTAAAGTTTGTGATACCAGCCATTTTGGCATAAAGTTCAAGAGCTTTGTCGGTACGAGTAGTTGCACCTTTGATAACCGCTTTGACTTTAATGTCAACTTCAGCTTCGCTAAAACGCATGTTACCAACTTCAAATTTGATATTTGCACCAAACTTATCAAGTACAGCTTGCATTTCTGAACGAAGAACTTTAAGAGTTGCTTTGTCAAATGTTGTTACGTTTTTCATAGTATAGGTTCCTTGTTTGATTCCTTATATTAATAATATAGTACATGTGGAACCAAATGTCAACCCTTTTTTTCAAATAAAATGAATTTTTTTACTTTTTTCGACGTTTATTTGGTCGATTGAAGTCTTCTCTTTCGACGTCATACCATTTTTCAGAAAGTTTGTTCTTTCTGTTGTCCCTACGATTCTTCATACGCGATTCCTTGCGGTTGTTACGTTCTTCGTATGAACCCCATTCGTCTTCGTACTCTTCGCGAAACTTCTTAAAACCTTTAGCCATTTGTTCTTACTCTGCAATTAGATTCGGGAATGCTTTATTAATAGTTTTCTTCTGCAAGCCTTTAAAGGGCTTTTGAGCAATGCAATAGTTAGCAAGTAGATCTGCATCTTCATTGTCAATATCTTGCAACAATTGAATAAACAAAGTTTCTCGCTTTGTTTGATTCAGATCATCATATCCACCACCTTTAATGAAGATCTTCAGACGACGAGCTTCTGTGTAAAGTAGCTGTTTTGCTTCGTCTTCGAATTCATTTTTTGTCCAAGGTGGAGGAGTTTCTGGTAACAACCACTCTACTCTTTTCCTATCATATGTAGCCTGAAGAATCATACGAAGTGGCATAGAATCATTCTTCTTAAGCCACTCGACCTTATCCTCAGTCTTATTCATATCAGCAAACTTGCTAATAATCTCAGAGATTGAAAGTTTTACTGCCATTAAAAATCCTGTATATCTGTAACTAAGTTTTTCAATTTCTTTTTGATAAAGAAGTTAAACAACTGCTCTCTGCCGATGCCTTTATCTTTACCAAATTCTTCACGAATTTGCTGCTTATATTTGTCAGGAATTTCACCTAGATCAATAACCATCTTGTTGCGATGATAGCGTCTAAGTGTTTCTTCATCCATAGCAGCAGGGCCTTCGCGCAACATAGCCATACGCTTTTGAGTCATAGGCTTTTGACGCTCGCCGATGGCTAAGCAATTATCAGAAGAAAGCACATTAGGTACGCCGTCGCCAGTGTCACCTTTTAGGATGTGTTCCTTCAAATATTTATCTGGATTGTCGTTTCGAATCCAACGTTTACGAATAGGATCGTATTGATCTACATTCTCATATGTTTGCAATTGAATGTAGTCTTTATCTCCCGATAATACAAGATACTTCTCAGCGCCAATGTTGAGCTCAGTACCGTTATCATGACAGATCGTGCCAATGATATCGTCAGCTTCACAATGATCGATATGAATCACTTTGTAAGGGAAGAATTCTTTAAGCTCGGTACGAATAGTATTCATGATATTGAATAGATTGTTCCAATCAATTTCAGACTCGTCACGAGATTTGCGACGGTTAGCTTTGTAGTAGGGGAAAGCTTCTCTCCGCCAAGAGTTTTTGCCATCACAGCAAACTACAATCTCACCGTATTCTTCGGTAAACTTTTTGCGGTTTGCCCTGATTGAGTTTAAGAACATATGTCGAATAAGATTCTCATCGATATCAATGTTCGTGTGGTTACCTATACTTGCGAATAGCGAAGCAAGGATAACCTGGTTATAATCAACTAGGATTGCCATAATATTGTCTCATGTTTCAGTTTAATCTAAGTATATATTAATACTCATCCTCTTCATTGTCAACCATTAATTCATCAATTGATGCAATATTTTCATCAAATTCGATAGAATCTTTGGCGAAGTCCTGTAGAGGATGTTCGATCTTTTGAGTTAATAGATGTAGAGATCGAATAGACTCTAGAATTAAGATCATGGATGGGAAATACGTCTTTATGTCTTCATCAAAGCGGCACCCAGATCTTACCAACTCTGCTAATACCTGTTGCCAGAGCATTTCAGAGATTTCTTCAGAGTATCTTATACGATATTCGTCAAGCTTACTCTTTAATTCTTCCGCCGATTGTGGCGGCGCGTCTAATTTCATCTTAGGAAATTGGACGACATTATCGTCAGCCATTTTGCAAGTCTCTCAAAAGTTTAGTCCAAAGTTGACTATATGTTGCAATGTCGTTGGGAGTCAAGCCAAAACGATCTGATCTTGTAAAGCGATTAATCCATCCAGCATCATTCTTCTGCTGCTCAAGTACTGACTTTGCAATAGAATATGCCATGTTTGCATGGTCTTGCAGGTTCTCTGTATAGTCATACATGATAGTTGCGTTTGATGCTGTTTCTGGAAGTGCACCATAGTTTGGATGGATACAAACCAAACCAGAACGAATTGCTTCGATAAGTGCAATACAAGATGTTTCTTTCCAAATGCTTGGATACAAAAAGATGTGCGAGTTATCCAACGCTTCTAAAACTTCATCGTTTGGAACAGATCCATGATACGACATGTTTGAATGACGAAAAATCTTTGTGAATAGATCTACATACGGATCATCTCGTTGGGGCCAGCCATAAATCGCAAATGAGGAATATACATCTAAATGAATGTTCTTATATTCCTTAGCAAGCTGATCTACCACTGCATAGACTATCTCCAGACCACGGTGAGGAGTTGTATGATAGATGAATCGAATGGTTTCAGTATTCTTTTCTTCTGCAGTATAACGCTTCTCAATAGCATTGGGAATTACAGTACACTTTGAATATGGAATGTTGTAATACAAAATATATTGATCTCGTTGCCAAGCAGATACAAATACAAAATGGTCGAACTTTTCCCACCCGCCGTCTAGCAAGATTTTGTTTTCAGGATCTTCTGCAAGATCGTGCGCATACAAAATGTTTTTTACATCATTAGGTATTTCTCGTGGCCTTGAGAAATGAATTGCCACATCAGTAAGAAGGTCGTAAGGAACATTGTCAAGAAGACGCTTGCGCATCATCTCTGTGCCACCTTTAGAGTTTTTAGATAGCTCTGTTTCGACAACATGTCCTTTATGAATCATACTCATTATAGATTAAACTCCGTCTTAAATTCTTTAATAGAATCCCATCGAAATGAACGCCAACCGCCATTGTCTGTATCCCACACTGCAAGCGCGTTTGGATTCGGTTTTTTCTTCTGAATCTCTTCTTCAATATCTTTTTGTGCGGGAAGTATAGACTCGTTTAGAGTGCAGTGCATAACACGGTTATCACCGTTTGCTTTAGTAAAAACGACTTTGCATACACCATTCTTAAGATCTTTTATAGCTTGTTCTTTGTCAATGTTCATCATAATCTCCAAGTTTATTTATTCAACGTAGTGTAGATAACTTCCAATAATATGCTTATCAGTTCCCTTTGGCATTAAACCAGCATGCGGATATGTCCACATCGGAGGAAACATAAGCAATCTGCCAGGCTTTCTTTGTACCGCTACTTCTTGATCGTAGAGAGCGGTTTCTCCGCCATCACCTTCATCAAGGTATAAGAAGAATACAAGAAACCTTTTAATAGTTGCTAGATCACACGCGTCGATGTGTGGTTTAAATTCACCATGATCCGCCTTGTAGTACTTCATTCGTATCGCTTCAAAGCCATAGTTTTCCGGCATTTGAATCTGCGACATCTTGCAGTCATATGCATATCTATTCACATAATGCTCAAACACTTCCATTAAGAAAGCGATCTCGGCTTCGAATATGCCGTCGTGGTTTGGTAAATTGATTTGATTGAATATAAAAGTTTCGTTATCATGATACTCCCAACAATCTGGGTTTGCATGAAACTTCTCAATCAGGTGATTACAGTATTCCTCAGGAATTACGTTATCATATATTTTTACATACTTAAAAAGTGCTTCATTCATTTGTATACTACTAGATTTAAATCCTTATCAAGAATATCAAAAACGATATCTGTCATTTCACGAGTTGGGTCTAATCTCAAGTAAGCAAAAACTCTGTCCATAAAAATGAGCTCTTTATTGTTTTTGCTAGAAATCTCTAGACCTTCAAGAAATGTTTCGATATCATATGGATTTTCATAGAATATCTTCTTTTTGAAGTTCTCTTTGTTTATTTGTTGTGACATTGCCTTCCTTTTCGTAAATCTCTTGCAAGACGCTATGAAAGGCTCCGATGTTAGAATTGTTGTGGATACGATATGTCTTTACATCAAATTTCTGAGGTAGAACATATTGTTGATGAACCGGCGTTCTAAATTCATTCACATATTCGTGAATTAGGTTACCGTCAAAATAGCGTCGTGAATCTGTGGAATAGTCGCACCCTTCTCGTGTGAGTTGAACGAGTACGAAATTATCGGAACCAACTTTATTTATAACTGGTACCAACTCATCGATGAAGCCACCATCTGAGATGCAATAGTCCTTACCATTTACAATCTCATCAGCAACTGCTTTACCGAAATAGTCCAAACCACGTTTAGGTTTTATCACTTCTTCAGACACATGTATCATTGCTTCACGAACAGACATATGACCTAATAGAGCAGAAGGAACTTCTTTTTCAGCTCGGTTGTCATACCTATCCATGAACCAAGATTCTTGAACATCAAAATATTTAATTGTTTCTTTATACAACTGATACTTAAACGAAAGGTGTTTAAAACCCTTCGCCTTAAAAAAAGCTGCAGCCTCGTCTTTACCAGCACGAGGAGGGCCGTTGAAAAGTATAATCATGCAAAGCTATCCGACACAATCTTCATGATATCATCAGAGAAGGCATTTTTCCACTCTTGCGGAGTCATCCCTGATAAAATAAATTCACGATCTTCTTGCCCAAGATAAGGAGCAAGATCCGCAAGACAGCCGTATCCAGCTTGATACTCGGCATAGTCCCTAGGGTCGATGTTGATGTTGCGAGTACGCTCAACACCTGAGAAGACAGATTTACGCTTAATAATCATAGTTTTACCTTTCACTTAATATAATTATATATTACACCAGTTGCGCTTTTTTGTCAACTTTTTTTAGTGATTGAACATGAGAACGATGTATCTTTACTTGCAGTATGCCGTTATAGTACTCGTCGTTTAGCAATACTTCTCTTTCCATTTGTTCTTTCAATTCGAGGTAACTCATCTCGCCTTTACTCTTACACAGATGTAAGATCTCGCGTTTAAAGTTGTCTCGCCCATGCTCTTCCACTAA